TCTTTGCAAAATTTTAAATAATCTTCAATAGTAAACTTCATTTTATCACCCTTTCTTTTTTATTTACATAAGTATTATATAACATTTATTTAATTTTGTCAATAAAAAAAGAAAGTTTTTTATTTTATGTTATTTTCATATTCTTTTAATGATAAATTATCACTAACTATTTTTATACTTTCTATTCTTTTAAATCCTAATGCACATATATAAGCAAGTTCCATATCAAATACGCATGGTTTTTTTATATCTGTATTTAATACAAAATCATTACTTGTAAAACATTTTATTGTACTTTCTTTATCTAATTTATATTCTTTTTCATTGTAAATCACATTTGGATGATATAATCTACTCTCTCCTACTTTTATTTCTGTTCCTATTGGAATATTATTGCTTCCTACATACCCAAAATTAATTATTTTAAGCCATTTGGGGTAGTGTTTTAATTTTTCTATTACATTTATACCACCCACACCTGTTTGTATTATTTTATGGTGTTTAAATCTTTTTTTTGCTAGTTTATATTCTTCATCTGTTGCTACTACTATCATAATAACTCCTTAAAAATATGGCATAAAACATTGCAGACAATTGAATCCCCTGCAAGATGATAAAGAGAACTATCACTTTGATTTTTAGCACATTTTTCAAAATCTTCATCTTTAACTCCCATAAGTCTAAAACATTCCTTTGGTGTTAATTTTCTTATTCTTAAATCAGATGTTTGTGTTGCTGTTATTGTTCCATGATTTTCCATAACAGTTGGTGCAGAATATTCGTTATCAACTATTCTACTTGCATTGTGATTTGATGGTGTATAGTTGCCTATTGTTTTTACTGTTACTCCTACACAATCACCACGAGTTGTTAATGTAATCATATTGCCATCATTTTTTTCTACACATTTTTTATTTCCATCTAATATTTGTGATGTATAAGAATGTTTTACTGCATCTCCTTCTTCTACCAATCCATCTTGAATAAGTTTATTACATAAATCTTTTTTTAAAGTATCAACTACTACTCCATTGTTTTCTCCACCCATTGTTGTTATTGTTTGTGTTTTACCTTTTTGTAATGTGCCTCTGTGGTGTTCCATTCTACTTGATATATCTACTCCATCACCATCTGTTGCTTCTAAATATCCTTTTTTATTATTGTTTTTTATTGCTAAAAATGTATTATTTCTAAAACATACTCCTGTTGTAATTGTTCCACTTTTTTCTTCATCTATTTTTTTATTATAAGTATCTATATAACAAGTGTTATTTATATTATTACTCTTTATAGTTTTTTCAAGATTTTTATTTTTTAATATAAAATTATCAGTAGGTCTTGACCCACTTGTTGTACATAAAGTAGCAGCTAACCCTTTTTCATTTGTGTTTTTTAAAGTTTGCAAAAATCTTTCTTTCCTAGGAAATTTACTGTTTTCACTTTCTGACAATAAGCAGTCTATCATTTTATCACTTAAATAATATTTTTCATCTACATTTTCTTCTAACATATCTTTTAATTTTAATTTAAGTGGTATTGGTTTAGGAAATGTATAACTATAATCTCCTAATATACTAATCATAAAGCATCTGTTTCTAGTTTGTGGTATTCCATAATCTGTAGCTATTAAGTCTTGCATATAATTTTTGTATCCTAGTTCTTCTAATCTTAATTGCCATTTATGAAAGTCTTTAATATTATCTTGACTATGTACTTGTGGTACATTCTCCATTAAAAGTATTTGTGGTAGTGTTCCTAGCTCATAACATTCTGTTAGTATTCTTTCTACTTCCCATAGCATTCCGGAACGAGTTGTTGTATCACTCATTCCTTTACCTTTACCTGCTAATGATAAATCTTGGCAAGGAAACGAGTAACAGCAAATATAATCATATTTATCTGTATCTACTATATCTAAATCTTTGCCTTTAACTTGTTGAATATTTACTAAATTATTTGTAGCAATTATATTGTTGTAAATTGTTCTATATTTTTGCCTTTTAAGTTGTTCTCTTGTTGCAGGTTCATTATAATTTAAACTTACTCCCCATTGATACAATTTATCTAATATTTCATCATCTGTTAATTTTTTTGAATAATCTGTATAATCTTGTATATGAATATCATTATATGCTTGAATACTTTTTGCAGCCCATTCTATTAATTTGTGATGTTCTACATTAGCATTGATATATTTTAAAGATAAAAACTGGCTTCCATATCCCCCAAAACATTCGATTAATTTGATAGGTTTTGTTATTTTATATTTAGGATACATCATATCAAATATTGTTAATTGGTTTTCCATCACTTCATTCTCCTTTTATTTATATATAAATTATATAACATTTATTTAATATTGTCAACAAAAAAGAAAGTTTTTTATTTATTTCTTTTCTATTATTTTTATTTCAACATAATCTTTTTCATCTTCTATATAATTATGTGTTATTTTCTGGATATATTTAACATTGTCGTCTGGTATTTTATTTGCTTTTACTAAACCATCTATTATATTTTTTGCAAATCTTCCATCTAAATCTGCTATTTTGCTTTTCATATGCCAATTAAATATTAATTCTATTGGATAATTTTCTATTTTAGATATTCTAGCAAAATACATCATAGATATATCTGTTTCTTGTTGTTTTATTTTGTTTGCCATATAATAATTTGTTCTACATTTATTTATATAATTATTTAAACTTTCAAATTTATAGTTTATTATTATTTTTTGCATTTACTTTTTAACTCAATTAATCTTTCTACATATTGTTCATCTGGAAAGTTTAAATAATCCCATATAGCATTTTTAAAATATAGTTCCATGTGTGTATTGGCATACACATACCATTTGTAAAACAACTTTCCGTTTCTGCTTAAACCATTATATAATCTTTTTATACCATTTCTTGCATTAACAAAATCTTCATAAGTATAAAAGTTCATATTTTGACTTATAAACTCACAATCACTAAAATCTGTCATTTTAACCTCCTTTTCATTTCTTCCCATAATTCTTCTTTAACGCTTGATAAAAACACAAAAAAAGAGCATAGTAATACACCTATGCTCAATATGATAATGTAAAATATGATACTTAATATATCTTCCATAATATCACACTCTACATACATTATATCATTTACTTATTTAAAAAGCAAATAAAAAAAAGAATAGATATTGTCAGAAGATAGAATGAAATCTATTTGTAGTTTTAATATTTTATATCTATTCTTTGTTAGAAGTGACTGTGGCTTATACCACAATATAATAATATCACTTTTTAACATTTTTTGCAAATTATTATTCTATATCATTTTTGTTTGCTATAATACAGCAGCAAATTATAAATAATATCATTTTTTATATCTCAAACTTTCTATAAATTCATCATTATAATTAATATTTTCTTTTACTATCAAATATGTTTTTAATCTTTCTTTGTATCTTTTTGACAATTCATTCATTTTAGTTCCTATTGGATTGTCTAAAATCATATGGCATTTCATACAACCTAAACATCCGTTTTCTTTACAACCTTTTCCCCCGTGACTTCTATTAACAAATATGTGCATTATTTGTAAGTTGTATGTTCCGCCACATATTAGACATCTGTTATTATCTCGTTTTTTTATGTAATCACGTGTTTTAATATCAAATTCGCACCATATTGTTCTTTTGTTTTTCATATTTCCAAATAAACCCTCCAGCAGTTTTTCTAATGCCTTTACAACATTTATATATACTTGTATTATCAATTTTTAATTCTCTTAATACATCTCTTACACATTCCCATTGTCTTATAAATTTACCATTTAAATCATATTGATTGACTTTTTTTGATGCCCAATTATTTTTTCCTTTTTTTCTTGTTATCATTTCTTCAGTAAAAAGTCCTGTATTTCTTGCGTGTTGTGTATTTTCTTTTGCAGTACACCATTCTAAATTTTCTACTTTATTATCTGTTTTTGTTCCGTTAATATGATTTATAAATGGTTTGTTTTCAGGATTTGGTATAAATGCTTGTGCTACTAATCTGTGAACAAAATAATTTTTATTTATTCCGCATTTAGACAATACTACTCTATAATATCCATTTAAGTTAATAAAAACTAATCTTTTTTCTTGGTTTTTATATTTATCTTTATTTTGTTTATCAAAATAATTAATTCTTTTAACATTTCCTAAATTAGATACTTGATAAATATCTTCATATCCCTTAATATCTTTCCATATTTCTTCCATAATTTACCTTCTTCTAGGTTTTTATAATATAAAAAGATGCTTATCGATAAGTAGGTTTTTAGGTTGAAATAGTCCTACTCATCAATAAACATCTTTTAATACTATTTCAACCATTTAAATTATAACATATTTTTAATTATCTTGCAAATCATTTGAATATTCTTTATTTATTTGTTCTTGTATTATTTTTATTTCTAGTTTTAATACATTTATGCTTTCCATATTTGCTTTATATATTGCTTCTTTTGATATTTCTTCAAATTTTAAATGTGCTATTTCCGGTTTGCCTCTTGCTATATCTCCAGCAAGTGATATTGCATATCCTTCATTTTTTAATATTAATAATTCTTTTGCTAACGCTACTCTATAATCTGTATATGCTTTTGCATAATCTCTACCTGTACTTTTTAACATTTTTATTGAATTATCTAATAAATTACATTTTGTACTTAATTCGTTGTATAAGTCCATATATCCTCCTAAACTTATTTTAAACCACTTTTTAAAAACGTTTTAGTTTTTTAATATATTTATACTAATTTAACTAAAACATTTCTAAAATGTATGTTTATTCTTTTCTAGAATGGCAATTCTAAATTATCAAGTTCTTCTGCATGTTCTTCACCAAATTCTTTAAATGGGTCTGGTTTTTCTTCTTTTTTAGTTTCTACCTTTTTGTTATCTTCTTGTTTATTTTCTTTTTTTGATTGTAAAAACGAAATTTTTTCTACAATAATATCAGTAGTATATACTTTTTCTCCATTTTTTTCATAGTTTCCAGTTTGGATTCTGCCTTTTACTGATATTAAATCTCCTTGTTTGCAATATTTACATAATAATTCACTTGTTTGATTATATGCTATACAACTAATAAAATCAGCTCCATATTCTCCATTAGCATCTTTATAATCTCTTGTTACTGCTAAATTAAACTTACAAGCACTTTTACCACTTGATGTTTTTCTTAACTCTAAATCTTTTGTTAATCTTCCTATTAATATTACAAAATTCATTATTTTGCCTTCTTTCTCATAATTTCATTTGCTTCTTGTAGTTGTTTACTTGTTAATTGTTGGCTATTTGTTACCCCATAATGTTCGTATAATTTATCTCTATCTGTTTCTGTTTCTATAATTAGTTGCTCAAATTCTGCTAATAAATTAATATTGTCTTGAGTTGTATGTTCTATTAAATAATCACAAGCTGTTTTAATTGTTTCATCTTTACTATTTTCTAATAACCATTGTAAGTAACTTTCTGGAACTTCATTTAGTTTTTTATTAGCATACTTTCCAAATGTCAGTGTGTAATTTTCTGCTTCTTCTTTTGAATTTATTATTGGCATTGATAAACTTTGTGCATCATCATCATCTGTTGCTAATCCAAATGCCATTAGTAGACTATATCTTCTTGCATATGTTAAAGCACTACCTTG